GGTTAATATGTCAGTATTTCAATCCACTCCCTCCGGGTGGAGGGAGACAATTATATTGCTTAAATAATATCACAGAAAGGAAGATTTGTTAAATGTCAGTAAAGATCAACACATTGGAACTTGAAAATGTAAAGCGTATCAAGGCACTCACCCTTGAACCCTCGCCCACCGGCCTTACCGTTATCGGAGGCAGAAACAACCAGGGCAAGACCTCGGTGCTCGATGCGATCTGCTGGGCATTGGGCGGCGAGAAGTACCGCCCGTCACAGGCTCAGCGTGAGGGAGCTATCCTTCCGCCGGCACTGAAAGTCACTCTCAGCAACGGAATCGTTGTAGAACGCAAAGGCAAGAACAGTGCTCTGAAAGTCACCGATCCCTGCGGAAACAAGTCAGGGCAGCAGCTCCTGAACAGCTTCCTTGAACCGCTTGCTCTTGATCTGCCGCAGTTCATGAACAGCAGCAATAAAGATAAGGCAAACACGCTCCTCCGTATCATCGGCGTAGGAGATAAGCTGTTCGAGCTGGAACGCCGGGAAAAGGAAATGTATGACAAGCGTCGTGCTATCGGTCAGATCGCAGACCAGAAAGCTAAGTACGCAAAAGAAATGGTCAGCTATGAGGGCGTTCCTGAAATGCCGGTATCCGCTTCTGAACTTATATCGCAGCAGCAGGCTATACTTGCAAGAAACGGTGAAAATCAGCGTAAGCGTCAGCTGAAAGCACAGTACGACTATGAGCTGGAGCAGGCTCGTCAGGCTCTTGATGAAGCAAAAAGGCGTTTTGCACAGGCCCAGATGAACGCTCAGGCTGCTGCTAAGTCAGCCGAGGATCTTGCAGATGAATCTACTGCGGAGCTTGAAAAGAATATCGCTGATATCGATACCGTCAACGCCAAGATCCGTGCCAACCTTGACAAGGCGAAAGCTGAAGAAGAAGCCAAAGGCTACCACGAGCAGTATGACGCACTGACATTGCAGATAGAAAATGTCCGCAGAGAAAAGTATGAGCTGCTGAACAATGCTGACTTACCTCTGAAAGGCCTGTCTGTTGCTGACGGCGAGCTGACATTCGAGGGGCAGAAATGGGATAATATGAGCGGATCGCAGCAGCTCAGAGTCGCAGCCGCCATAGTCCGCAAGCTCAATCCCGAATGCGGATTCGTACTTCTGGACAAGCTTGAACAGATGGATACCGATACACTGACAGAGTTCGGGCAGTGGCTTGAATCCGAAGGCTTACAGGCTATCGCTACAAGAGTCTCTACCGGAAACGAATGCAGCATCATCATTGAAGACGGATATATCGCAGGCAGCAGCATTCATGCTGAAGAACCCCCTGCACCCGAACCGCCTAAGACAACTCCGTGGGGCAATGGAAAATTCTGAAAGGAGAAACGAATATGATTTTTGAAGAAGTAAACGGTATCCAGACAGGCAGCGGTCTGAAAGTCGTTATCTACGGACAGGAGGGTGTAGGCAAGTCAACGCTTGCTTCACAGTTTCCGGGAGCTGTATTCATTGACTGTGAAGGCAGCACATCAAGAATGAACGTCCGCAGACTGCCGAAGCCTACAAGCTGGAAGATGTTCACAGATGAATTCGAGTACATTCTCAGCTCGTGCAAAGCTAAGGGATATCAGACCGTTATTATTGATACTTTCGACTGGGCTGAACGGCTGGCACTGGAAGCACTCTGCACCGAACACAATATCACAGGCATTGAGGGAATGAACTACGGAAAAGGCTGGGAATACGAAAAAGAAATGATAGGCCGTTTCCTCGACGGTACTGACCGCCTTATCAAAGAAGGCGTGAATATAGTGCTCCTCTGTCATGCTATAAGCAGAAAGACAACGCTTCCGGAAGAGACGGAGGAATTCGACCACTGGGAATTGAAACTCGGCAACAAGACCACCAACAAGATCGCTCCGCTCCTGAAGGAATGGTCTGATATGACTCTTTTCCTCGCCTTCCGCACCAACATTATCGCAGTTGACGATAAAGGAAAAAAACACAAAGCAACGTCCTGCGAACGTATCATGTATACCACGAAAACTGCGTGGTGGGACGCAAAAAACCGCTTCGGAATGCCTGACAAGCTCCCTCTCGCCTGGGAAAGCCTTGCACCGATCTTCGGCAGCGTTCCCGCTGCTGAGGCAGCACCGCCTGTAAATACTCCGCCTGCACAGCAGATCATAGAAAAAGCTCAGCAGGCAGGCATTCAGACAGAGATGACCGATGCTGACGGCTTTGTGGATATAACACCTTATCCGCTGCCTTATCAGCGTGTACAGGGCATTCCCGATGCTCTTGCAGATCTCATGCAGCAGAGCAATGTCACGGCGGAACAGATCGAATATGTCAGCATCGATGTCCGTCACTACATGGCAAACGGCATGAAAATACAGCAGTTTCCGACAGATTATCTTATGTACCTGACAACCATCTGGGATCAGGTCGTACAGCTCATCATTGAAAACTGCGACGACTACGTTCCATTCTAAGGAGGAATAATTATGGATTATCAGAACAACTACAGCAACCCCTACAGCAGCTATCAGCAGCAGGCTCAGACACAGCCTCAGTCAGACGGAGTGTTCGGCTGGGACGACGAGATCAAAGAGGAAAGCAGCTTCACACTGCTCCCGGAAGGCGACTATTCATTCACTATCAAGAAGTTTGAAAAGGGCAGATATGACGGCGGTGAAAAGATACCTGCCTGCCCGAAAGCTATCGTCACATTCACCGTATATACAAATGACGGTCAGAGCGTCGACCTTCAGGAAAACTTCCTGCTTCACAAGAAAATGGAGTGGAAGCTGTCGGAGTTCTTCGCATCGATCGGATTGAAAAAGAAGGACGAACCTGTCCGTATGCTCTGGACTCCCGAACTCATCGGCAGGCAGGGCATCTGCAAGGTGATCGTACATAATTACAAGAAGGACGGTGAAAACAGACAGACTAACCGTATCGAGAAACTCTATCCCAGTTATAATCAGCCTGTACTTGCACCGCCGGCTCAGCAGGCACCGCCTCAGCAGTACCAGCAGCCGTATACACCGCCTCAGCAGACGCAGCCGTGGCAGCAGGGCTGGAAATAACGAAGGCATTAAAGGAGGTAAAAAATGGAACTCAGACCATATCAGGAAGAAGCACGGAAAGCGGTCTGGGGAGAATGGGAACAGGGCAGAGATAAAACTCTGCTCGTTCTTCCCACAGGCTGCGGGAAAACTATCGTATTTGCGACTATCGCAGAAGATTCAGTCAAAAAAGGCAGTCGTGTCCTCATACTCGCCCACCGTGGAGAACTGCTTGATCAGGCTGCTGATAAGATAATGAAAGCTACCGGTCTCGGCTGCTCGGTCGAAAAAGCTGAACAGAGCTGTCTCGGTCAGTGGTACAGAGTGACTGTGGGAAGCGTTCAGACTCTTATGAGAGCCAAACGTCTTGAGCAGTTCAGCCGTGATCATTTCGGCACTATCATCATTGATGAAGCTCATCATGCCGTATCCGAAAGCTATCAGGTCATACTCAGGTACTTCGACAAGGCTAAGGTACTCGGAGTTACAGCAACTCCCGACCGTGGAGATCAGAAGAATCTCGGTAAGGTATTCGACAGCCTTGCTTATGAGTACACACTCCCTCAGGCTATAAAGGAAGGTTATCTCACGCCGATCAGAGCTTTGACTGTCCCGATAAAGATAGACTTCACAAAGGTCGGAACGTCCGCAGGCGATTACAAGCCCAATGACATTGCAACAGCTCTCGATCCGTATCTCGAACGTATCGCAGAAGAAATGGCAAAGCACTGCATCTGCTGCAAAACGGTCGTATTTCTTCCGCTTATCAAGACATCGCAGAAATTCCGTGACATTCTGAACAGACACGGCTTCCGTGCCGCAGAAGTGAACGGCAATTCCGATGACCGTGAGCAGATACTGAAAGACTTCGCTGACGGCAGATACAACGTGCTGTGCAACTCCATGCTCCTGACCGAAGGCTGGGACTGTCCGGAAGTTGACTGCATCGTGGTGCTTCGCTCCACAAAGGTGAGAGCGTTGTACTGCCAGATGGTAGGCCGTGGGACGAGACTTGCCAAGGGAAAGGATCATCTGCTGCTGCTCGACTTCCTGTGGCACACCGAACGCCATGAACTATGCCGTCCCGCCTGTCTTATCGCAGAGAGCGAGGAAATATCGGAGAAAATAACCGAAAAGATAGCAGAGGCAGGCTGTCCCGTTGATCTTGAAGCAATAGAGCAGGCAGCCAGCGAAGATGTTGTCCGTGACCGTGAAGCAGCTCTCGCTGAAAAACTTGAAAAACTGAAAAAACGAAAATCAAAGCTGGTAGATCCGATGCAGTATGCTATGAGCATACAGGATAATTCTCTGAGCAGCTATGTACCGTCATTCGGCTGGGAGCAGAATCCCGTGACAGAATCGCAGAAAAAAGACCTTGAAAAGAGAGGCATTGATCCGAACGCAGTCGATACCG